CGTTATTGTGCCCCCCCGTTGTTAAAAACAATGGGTCCCTCTAGTCTACAAAGTGTTACGATGCCGCACAAGATCTTAAAGACACACAAAGCACTCAAAGACACACAAAGCACTCAAAGACACACAAAGCACTCAGGGCCTTCAAAACGACTTCAAGATTTCATATGGTCGTAAAATTTTTTTTCGCTATATAAAAACAACTATAAAGATCAGAGGTATGCAAAAAAATCGCGCAGAAAATTTCACGACAATAGAGGTCGATCAAGTAAGTGGGGAACATTATATAACGATTCCAGAATGGATATGTGATGAAAACGGATGGTATGAAGGGACCGAAATTAATATTGAAGTCGAGAACAACTGCATTATAATCACCGATATTGCAGATTCTTGACATTGTATACATAGTGACGTATGATTGGATTGTAATTTAATTCTATTATGGCTAAAGGATTTACTGTAAAGGCAACCACGCCGCCCTCTCCCAAACAACAAGAATGGGATTATGAGAAAGCAAAGCAGATGGTCAAAGGGAAGACAATTGTTTTTTGTCTTCCAGGACGTGGAGTATCATATACATTCTTAAAGAATTTTGTACAACTTTGTTTTGATCTTGTACAATCAGGGGCGAGCATCCAGATTTCGCAAGATTATTCCTCCATGGTAAACTTTGCAAGGTGCAAGTGTCTTGGAGCCAATGTACTGCGAGGACCGGATCAACTTCCCTGGGATGGTAAGTTAGAATATGATTATCAATTATGGATTGATAGTGATATTGTTTTCAATAGTGAAAAATTTTTCCAACTTGTATTAATGGATAATGACATTGTGAGTGGATGGTATTGTACCGAAGATGGTCGCACCACATCAGTTGCTCATTGGATGGAGGAGGATGACTTCCGAAATAATGGGGGTGTGATGAATCACGAAACCATCGAGAGCATTTCCAAGCGCAACAAACCTTTTACGGTAGATTATGCCGGATTCGGATGGATTCTAATCAAGAAAGGAGTCTTTGAGCACAAGGAGATGAAATATCCATGGTTTGCACCAAAGATGCAAGTATTTGAGTCTGGTGAAGTGCAAGACATGTGTGGAGAGGATGTATCATTCTGTCTTGATGCAATTGATGCCGGATTTGAGATCTGGTGTGATCCTCGGGTGCGTGTGGGACATGAAAAGACCCGTGTGATCTAATGAGTGANCGATATGATATTCTGTGTAAAGGTCGCAGAATATATAAGAACTTAGGACAACTTGAATATTTTGAGGTAATGGAGGATCTTGCGATAGAATACTATCAGACGGGTTCTCCGGACCCATTGGAGTTAGAAACTGAAATTTATGAGGTAAAAGAATGAAAGGATTTATGAAAAATGGGAACTTTGTGGTTGCGACACCAAAGAAGACTCGTCAAGGGAATAGTCAGTATACAAAGAGAGCGGCTACTTCTCGTAACTCGGCAAAGAAAAAGTATAGGGGGCAAGGAAAGCGATGAGTCAACTTCTTGTAAATCTACCGGCATATAAGGTATGGGTACGTAAAGAGTACCTAAGGGATTTACAGGATGGTCATGGCGAATTTGTAGAGGGCGTCTGGGTTTCGGCAAAGTCGATTCCTGGGCGTGCTTTTTATTTTGAGACCTACCTACCCGAATATGGTGCAATGTATGATAAATTACCTATTTCTGCGTTCGTTGCTCGTCCAGAAACACCTGATCCCGATTTAGATCTACCAAATCTACAGTTTTGGAACTGTATGGACTATGGTGTAACTAATATTTGTAAGCAATTTACTGCCTCAATGAATTGGGAAGTCCGTACAAGGCACTTTGGTAATATGAATGGTAGTTATATCTGTACATTGGACAATTATCATGCGGATTGTGACACTATTGACTACTCAACCAGTGAAATACCCGAAGAACACAAGTCATTTAACCTGATTGAGTTGGATAATGGGCAGTTTGCACTGTATCCAAACAACAGATGTCGCATTTATGACATTAGTTTGACTCCTCAGGAACCAAAAACGCCAGATTTTAAGGTTTCGACTGAGTATTATCAGGTTGAAAATGGTGTTGATTGGGGTCGATTGGGTGATACTGACGAATATTTCTGGAAAACACCGGAAGAAATCGTATCTGACATTGATGATCAATACTCTCACCGCTTCGAAGAACCAAATAAATAGCAATTCAGGGATAGCAACCCCTCTAAAAGTTCTGATTTTCGCAAATCAGGAGCTAAAATGTCAAATTTACCAGTCGATAGAGACAAAAATTATATGAAAGAGATGTGGGGAACCACAAAACTCGTCACTGATTACAATTCACTACCTGAAAAGAAGGTATTGCAAGAAGTTATGCACGATGATTTAGATAATAAGTATCATATTCCAGAAAATCGTCTCTCAAGACCTTGTGGTGGTGCCGGTGGATTTGATGACTTTGTTGAAAGGTGGCACGAATAATTGATCTATAGGTATAAATAAATCAAGAAAATACTTGACTGCAATGGCGGTAAGAAGAATATCTAGGTCATTCAAAGACATTAATTTATCTTTTGTGCCGCATCCTATAACAAAGGATCTCCAAATTTTAAAAAATGAAAGTGCAATTAGACGTTCTGTAAGAAATATTGTTCAGACAATTCCTACGGAAAAATTTTTTAATTCATTATTTGGATCAAATGTGAGAAAATCATTATTCGAATTCGTTGATTTTGGTACAGCTTCCAATATACAAGATGAGATTGTCAATTCAATTCAAAATTTTGAACCAAGAATTGACAATCTAGTGGTAGAAGTTTTACCATATCCGGATGATAATTCTTTTGAGGTAACTGTAATATTTGATATTGTAGGTCAAGAATTTCCGACTCAAGAATATTCATTCCTCTTAGAGGCAACAAGATAAAAAATGCCTTTTACAAAGTTTGCAAATTTAGATTTTGATCAAATAAAATCATCTATTCGAGATTATCTTCGTGCTAATAGTACGTTTAGTGATTTTGATTTTGAGGGATCAAATTTTTCAATATTAATTGATACATTAGCATATAATACCTATATTACGGCATTTAACTCTAATATGATAGTAAACGAATCCTTCTTGGATTCGGCAACATTAAGAGAAAATGTTGTTTCTCTTGCAAGAAATATTGGATATGTACCACGTTCTAGAACTTCTGCAAAGGCACAAGTTACCTTTGATATAGTATTACCAGATTCAAGCACAGATACCTTTATAACACTCCAGAGAGGTATTGTTTGTGTTGGTAATGCCAATGATACTTCATATGTATTTTCCATTCCAGAAAATGTAACCACAACAGTAAGAACAGATTCTGTTGATGGTAAAAAGAAAGCCTAGATTTACAAATCTCGATATATATCAAGGAACATTTTTATCTACAGAATTTGTTTATGATGGATCTCTTGATCAAAGATTTGTTTTAGATAATTCTTTCATAGACACTTCTACAATTAAAGTTTATATAAGAAAAACTAATAATATTGGAGAAGGTACAGAATATTCTCCTATTGATAATATTGTTGGTATAGATTCTGATTCGAGAATTTATTTACTTCAAGAAATTCAAGATGAAAAATATGAATTAAAGTTTGGTGATGGATTTATTGGCAAAAAACTTGGAGATACGGGTGATGGAACAATCATACGGGCAAATTATATTGTAACAGATGGTCCAGAAGGTAATGGAGTAAATAATTTTTCATTTTCTGGGACAGTTTTATCTGGTAAACAAACGGATAATTCTTCAATTCTTGGNACAATTATTGGCAATGTTCAGTATAGTGATGCCTCCGGAAACAGTTCAAAGATAACGACCGTACAGGCATCGACAAATGGATCCGATATAGAATCTATCGAATCTGTCAAATACTATGCTCCAAGACTCTATGCCTCACAATACAGGGCAGTTACGTCGAGAGACTATGAAGCTATAATTAAAAGAATATATCCGGATACAGAGTCCGTGTCCGTGATTGGAGGAGAACAACTAAATCCTCCAGAATATGGAAATGTCTTAATATCCATTAAACCAAAGAACGGAACCTTTGTTTCCGATTTTAATAAAGAAAGGATTCTATCTGAATTAAAACAATATTCAATTTCAGGCATTAATCAAAAGATTATAGATTTGAAGATTCTTTATGTTGAAATTGATTCGACAATTTATTATGATGATTCCAAATATTCGAGTTCAAATAATTTAAAAACAAAAGTTACAAGTGTCTTGAATACATATTCTAAGTCATTAGATCTCAATAAATTTGGTGGGCGATTTAAGTATAGTAAATTATTGCGTACAATTGATAATACGGACACATCAATAACCTCCAACATTACCAAGGTAATTATTAGAAGAGATCTAAAGGCACAAATTAATAAATTGGCACAATATGAGTTGTGTTTTGGAAATCAATTCCATGTTAATTCAAAAGGATATAATATTAAATCAACAGGATTTAAAATATCAGGAGAATCGGATACTGTTTATCTGACAGACATACCGAATACAGATATGAAAACTGGAATATTATCTCTAGTGAAAGAAGATTCTTCTGGTTCTGAAATAGTAGTTTTGTCTTCTGTAGGGACAGTTGATTATATTGCCGGAGAGATTAATTTAACAACATTAAATATAACATCAACAGATGTCGAAAATGACATTATAGAAATTCAGGCATTTCCAGAATCGAATGATATTGTAGGATTAAAAGATTTATATTTGAAGTTTGACATTTTAAAAAGTGAAATAAATATTTTGAGAGATGTTATCTCATCTGGAGATGAAATATCTGGAACTTCTTTTGTAAAAGATTTTTATACCTCAAGTTATTCTAACGGAAATTTAAAGAGAACGTAATATGGGACTTGAAAAAAGGGTTAAAATACAGCAAATCATCAACAATCAGTTACCAAGTTTTGTTGTTGATGAAAGTCCGAATGCTGCAGAATTTTTAAAGCAATATTATATTTCTCAGGAATATCAAGGAGGTCCTATTGATATTTCCGACAATTTAGATCAATATTTAAAATTAGATAATTTAATTTCTGAAGTATTGGTCGATGCTGCAAAAGTTACTGCAGTTGTTGAAACAACTGATACTACAATACATGTAACCAGTACTAAAGGATTTCCAAAAGAATACGGCCTAGTTAAGATAGGTAATGAAGTAATAACATATACAGAAAAAACATCAACTTCATTTATTGGATGTATTCGCGGATTTAGTGGTATAACAGATTATCATAATGATTTGAATCAGGAAGAGTTGGTTTTTTCTTCTACAGCAAAAGAAAAGCATGAATTGAATGCGCCAATAGAGAACCTAAGTTCTTTATTTTTAAGAGAATTTTTTAAAAAATTTAAATCAACTTTTTTACCAGGATTTGAAGAATTAACATTTGCACCTGGTTTGGATGTTGGAAATTTTATAAAGGATGCAAATTCTTTCTATCAATCAAAAGGAACAGAAGAATCATTTAAAATATTATTCAATGTTCTTTTTGGGGAGAAGTCTGAAGTATTAAATTTAGAACAATATTTAATAAAGGCATCATCTTCGAAATATGATAGGGCAGAAAATATTGTCATCGACATTTTATCCCCATCCACAATTAAAGTTCTGGACGTACAGTCTCTTGTTGGAAAAACTATATTTAAATCAACTGATCCAAATACAAGTGCTGTAATTTCTTCGGTAGAATCATTTTTAAGGAGAGAAAAAACTTATTATAAGATCGGATTATTT